TATTCGCCCCGGTCCATACTTAAGCCATCTATCTTATCCGGATCATTCGTTACCCTGAATGCGGCGTGGCTGGCCTGCACTTTCTTTGCCATCAGTTCGGCATCTTCATACTCATCAAGATCGCGCTCGGCTATAATGGTAGGTGCAGCTGCCGGCACGCCTCTGTTCTGTGCAGGAAAATCGACATCAAGAACATGAATTATATCGGCAGCAGGGATGCGCTTAGGAAAAGTATACCATTCGCTCGGATGGCGTGTAAACAGCCAGTATGCTACACGCTTTCCCCTGTGATCGTATTCTATTCCGTTCATGGTCCATCCGCCACCCGGCAATACCTGGTAATTGATATAATCAGCCAGGTACTCCATTTCCAGTACCTGCAGTTGTATACCTATTGGAGATTCACTGAATGGTACGCGCCTGCGCAATATCAGTACTTCACCATCCCTGCAATAGGTCTTAGCAACAAGTTTTGTAATTCCGTAAAAATTTAAGCGGCCATAAAAATCGCAACAGAGCTTTTCGCCCCAGGCTTTCCACATCTTTTTAAAAGGCTTCAACAGGGCATCGTCTTTATCTTTGCTCGGCTGGTCTCCTATCTTAAATGTGGGGATGATCCCTGTGCCTACAATACCATTTGACAGGCCATTGATGGCCCGTTTAGCATACGGAGTATTCTGGTATAGATATTTCGCCCGCTGCCGTAATAGCGTAGCATCCATCCCAATATCCTTGTTTGGGCTAAGGTTATTGAGTGGAAAGCTTCCCGTCCGTGATCCCCTGCTCGCACCTTCATACTTGCGTGTGTGAATAGTGCCCTTACCAACCGGGAAAAACTTATCAATATTTCTAACAGCAGTACTGCTCATAACTATTCTTTTTTACCTTCCTCAGGCGTGGTAAATACACAGATCATACGCTCATAAGCCTCTGCATATTTATCTGATTCTTTTGTACCGATAGCTGACCAGTAATTATACCTTTCCACGAGCTCACTTAAAAACTCTCCCTTCATATCAGCAGCGCTCTTCCGGGCTGCAGGTTTCTTCGCGTTAATAGCCATGTTAAAAATTATTTGCTTGAAAATTTAATATTTGTCTGTCATTTTCCTGTACACACCACGCCACTTTCTGCGCGGCGCTCCGCTAATACCAAGCTGCTGCTCCATTTCCTGCTTTAATGAACTCATCTCTGCCAGTGATCGGTATTCCACTTCTTTATCGCTGTACTTCACATACTTTGCGCCCAGGGCTATAGCGGCCACAAGTGCATTGTATTGATCCATCGTGTAAGCAGTCGTTGCCATATTATAAGTTACTTTATTTTAACATTCACCTCAACCTCCATACTTACCTGCAATTTACCCGCTATCTCCCTTATGTTGGCTATGTCATTGGCAATAGAAGGGTAAACACCCTTCATGAAATCTATCTTCTCAATACCATCCTGCATACTTGATTTTTGATAATTAAAACGTTCTGCAATAGCGGAGAATGTCATTTGGCAATCAGTCCATAACAACCAATATAACATTCTCCTCTTATCAGTATTTTTATCTTTACCACCTCTCCTGCTTTCTTTATTGTTAAAGAACTCAGCACTTACCTCCCATTTACAGCAGGCAGCGTGTATAAGTAGCTCATCTAAAGATTTCTTTTCAAGCTGGTAAATAATAGTTGCCATAGAATATAATAGTTTGATTTATAAACGCCTTGTTATTTTGCGGGCTGTATTGGCGTGTGGCATATTCTTAGGCGCTCTCTTTGCCTGCTTACAGAGCACATCCCAATTATCTATTACATATGCCAATACACTTTTACTGCAGCGGTTGTTATCATACAGCCACAAGAGATCCTTTGCAGGCACATCTATCATGCGCTTATCCTTGTGCTGCCCGTAAGGCATGAGGCTCTCATCCGTCAGCACGGGCCAATTCACATTAAATGTATCTTGCTTACTTTGCCGCTCCATTACTTTTTCTTCTTTCTGCTTTTAATAATCGGCTTGCTTGTGAATAATAACCAGTGCTGCACACCTGGTTCATCTTCGCTTTCGGTGTATTCATTGGCAATATAAAAAGCGGCCCTATCTTCCTCAACACCAATTGCGTCCAATATCTTATTAGCTAAAGAAGCATTATTAAAAAATAAAGTACCATCGCCCTTATCATCCCGCAATGAAAAACCAGTTTGTGAACTTACCAGGTACCAATCATCAGGGTTATCTATATCCCTTCCAATTGCTATTTTATCGGTGGCGTCTAGCCCCATCCGTAAAGCCGCCGCTTTACTGATACTGCTTGCTGCATTCCTTGAAAGGCTAATGCAGGCATCTCCTTTTCTTTGATATACCATATTCTCGGCATCAAACATTTCTAAATTCAATTTCATAACTGTATCTGTTTGGTTTTGGTTAAAAAATATCTCTTTATCAACTTTCAATTTTTCCATTACTGCATTATGTATATACCTGCTTCCAGTCATTTTTGAGTTACGGGCAATTTTCTTCATCGCCTTTTTATTCCAGGGCGTTAAATAGGAAACAATCCTTTGCTCCGATATCTGCTTTTTTGTATACATAACTATTATTTTAACGATATACTATTTTTTCAATTCTGGTTCAGGAGTATTAAATAAATACTCCCTGTAGTTTTTCATAAAACGCTCCTCAGCTTCCTTCAATTTGTTTTGCATCTCTATATTCTGTTTCTGGCAGCCGTACACAGCACAGAAATAACTACTCATTAAGCATGTATCACCTTTCACGCAAACATTCGCTCCGGCTTCGAGCGATTCTATTGCTGCATCCAAATGATCATTGGCACTTTGAAGGTTCTTAAAAAGCTTATCAATATCCTGATCCATAGTATACCATTTAACAATTACCTATCACCCCAAAAGCCGCCTTTACTTCTTTTTTTCTTTTTTGATTCGGGCTTATTATCCTTTGGCGCATCAATTTCTTTCTTATCTGCTTCCTCTACAGTTGCATTTTTAGCTTTCGCCTTTGGCTTATCTTCGATCATTCCTGCTTCACGCTTCCACCGCTTTTCATCCCACCGGTCGAAACCGATTATATAAGCTGCAGCAGTGGCGTATATACGGCAGTCTAGCGGTTCGTTTCGCACATATCGCTTTACCCATTCATAAGTAATAGCATTGGTTTTTTTACTGCGCACCGGCACCAGCTCCTCAGCTGTTATACCACGGAAGTAATAACTTTCCTGTGGCAGGAAGTGGCAAAAGCCTTGCGGTATGATCCCGGCGCTATCCCCTTCAACCGGTATCGTCAGGAGAAGCCAGCCGTACAATTGCATTTTCAGATAGCTCACCCCTACGCCCCACACCTTCACGCGGCCAGTTGCTTTACCTGGCTTCGTCCTGTTTATAACCTTGGGGGCCATAAATGGCATTTCCAGTTTGGCATTTCCTTTTATCGGCACTATCCGTTGTGTACCATGCTTCCGGGCAAAATCATGCACCTTATCTGTGTTATAGCCTGTATCTACAGCCATCACCCTTATCTGCAATGATCGTTTACCGGCTACCCATGTTTCATTCAGCAATTCGCCCAGGGTACTCCATACATCTTCCTTGCTTGTATCGCCCGGTATCACCCGGTAATCCACCTGCTGGCTGATGCGGCCATACATCCATCCCACTATTTCTATTTCAAGGCGATCAGCCTGCACATCCACACCGGCCGTAATGAATGCCACACTTTCCCATACATTATTTCTTTCCAGGTCGCCGGTACTGGCCCGCTCAAACAATTGCTGCCACGGCGGCGCATCACCTTTCACCTTATATGTTTTACCGAGTATGGTATTTATAAATGCTTTGCGCTCTGGCTCATCATTCTCTGCTTTTTCCCATCTCGCCGCTACCTCTTCCCAATTCAGCCATCCATCAGGGCTATATAAGCTGCTCCAGTGAAACCCAATGATTTTATCATTCGATAATTCCGGATGCGAAGGAACCCACTCAGCCAGGCCACCATATCCCTTTTCCTTCAAAAACCATGTTTTGTGCCGGTTCAGGATCTTCTTACGGCAATGGATGCATTCATAATATACCGTCTCCGGCTTACCCTTTTCCCATTTCAGGTTTTCAAATTCCAGAGTCTGCAGCTTTTTACAATGCACACAGGGGATATGGTAATAATGCTGGTCCGTGATCTCAAATTCACTCCATATCTTGCTTTCACCTTCTATAGTGGGCGTACTCGGTAAATAAGTTTTCTTATTGCTCCCAAATGTTACCTGCCTGTTTTCTGCCAGTGCCAGCGGGCTACCTTCCCCATCCACATCACCTGGCCAGCCATCTATCTCATCACCTACCAATGCGCGTACAGCTATACTTCTTAAACCGGCAGCGCTGTTGGCACCTGTAAGGATCAGTACGAATCCCGGGCCGTCCTTTTGCTTTAATGTATTGCCGCCATCCTTGCTGCGCTTCTTGCCTACCTTAGCCAGCAACCGGGGACAATCGTCAATCATGGGATCAATGCGCTGCTTTACATTGCGCTCCATTGTTTCCACTGTAGGCATTACATACATGATCGGGCACGGCACACAGTCAATGCAATACGCTATGAAATTGAAACCGATCTCTGTCCAACCGCCTTGCACACCCTTTGCCGCTATTATCTTTTGGTAAGGGCTGCTGAAACTTAACAGGTCCATGGGCAGGCGCAAATATGGGGTTCTGCTCACTCTGTAATTACCCGCTTCGGCACTTCCCTTACTGTTAAGCTTCCTGTGTTTTTCAGCCCATTCAGTTACCGTAAGCCGTGGCTCTGGTTTCAATCCCTCCAAAAAATTACCAATCAGCAGTTCCGGCATAATGTATCTATTTCCCGCGCTGCAGGTGAAAGCAGCTAACAACAATCCCAATAATGCGCCGGCAACCACCATGCACTTTACCATGCATGGCCTTGGTTTTCTTTTCTCTTTCCTTCCTTCGCTCATAACAATGGTTCATAAATGTTATATATACCTCGTGCTTGCTCTCTTGCTTCATAAGCAATAGTTTTAAAATGGCAGATCATCAATTGTCTCATTGCCGTTCGGATATTGAAACGCTGGAAGATTGTCAAATGCACTCTCTGGCTTCCCGCTGTTATAATTATTGACCTGCGCATTAAAATTATCTCTGCGCATTTCCTGGCTCACAGGTGCAGAGGCTACCGGTGCATACTCCTGAGTGAATGTCTCAACATTGTAAGCATTCAGGTTGTTAAACACATCAGATTTCATCTTATTCCATGTACCCTTCAGCGAAAAGGTTACTTTCACTTTATCGCCTTTCACAAACCTCAAGGTTTCGGTCTGGTCGTTTTCATCTAGCAGATCACAGCAGCTATTGCGCAGCTGCATCCTTGCAAAGTTGGTATAGATGATTCCCTCGTGGTCAGAAACGAGTGCTAACACAAATTCCCTCACCCGGAATGTGGAGGATATAACCACCACAGGGTATACCTTTTCTATTGTTCCTACAACTTCAAGCTTCATATAGTTTCACTATTTTGTATGTTTTCTTTAATTGCTGCCTCAATCGTTGGGCCCATTAGTCCAAGCAGCTCCAATACCTTGTTATCAAATACCCGCAACGCATCAGCCCTGTCCTTTGCTCCTAGTATATCATCTATCACAGCTGCGGGGAACCGCTCAAATAGTTTCCTGATCTCCATACCGGCTATAGCAAGCTGCCCCTTTATATCATCTTTGCGCACCAGCTGCCCCATCAATTCATCATTCTTTATCCTGGTCTGCTCCGCTTTCAATATCTGGTCTATCCTCAGCGCTTCCTTATACGGTATATTCGTTGGCACCTCTCCGCCGGTCCAGGGTTCACCTGCCCACTCATCCTGATCAGCTTTCTTTACCTCATTCGTATGAACGATACACTCACTACACAAATCAGGTTGCACCCAATGGCAGCGCCCTTCATTCGTTTTACAGGGGTGCTCGTCTGTACATCCGCACTTCCGGCACTTCTTTACTTTA